ATTCTTGCATCAAGAGCTTTATCTACAGCCTCAAATGTTTTTGTTAATTGTTTTTGTGCAGGTGCGCCAGCTATAGGCATTCTACCTAATAGGTTATAAACACCTCTAACTCCTTGGCTGGTACTTGCTTGGCCGAGAGATAATGGAATACCCTCTTCAGCTAATTTTTTTGCTTGTTCGGCTGCCTCATCTGTTAAACCTAATACTCTCTCCGCAACACTTAGCCTTGATGTTGCATCTGGGGTTTCTTTGATGATTTTTTTCTTAGCTGTTTGTGCGCCACTAACTATTTTTTCTACAACGGGTTTTAATGCTTTACCAGCGATTGGAGTTGCAGCAGTCAAGGCTGCGTCTACAGTTCCTATAATTGCTGCATCTTTTATTCTTTCTTTTGTACTTGGTGCTGGCATGTCTGGTGCTAATAGGTCACCAAGAAAATCTGCTGCTAAAGAGCCTCCAGCCGCTCCTGCGCCAGCACCTGCAATAGCTCCAACTGGACCAGCGGTGAAGAAGCCTCCGATAGCACCGCCTGTGCCACCTAATACTTCCAAAAAACCCTCTGCAAACCTTGGTAACCTTCCTGGATAATCTCTTTCATCTATTAAACCCAATTCGATGCCAGCATCTCTAGTTTTTGAGTAATAAGTTTTAGCATCTATTTTACCTTCTTGCAATAATCTATAACCATCAGATTTTAAAGTTTCAAAAGCAACTTGTGCTTCTCTTTCGTCTTCAATGGTTTTAAAAATATTTTCAGCCATTTTTTTTAGTTTGTGAAATAAGCATCATAAGAACCTTGTGTCTGTATACCCGAAGTTGGTTCTAATGTTTGTTGACTAGGCGAGGTTTTTTTTAAAGCTCTTATAACAACATCGACATCATCAATCAAAGATTTAATTGATTTGTAATTATTTTCGACTTCTATTAATTCAGCACCTGTGTATGCTTTTGAATTTATTTTGTCTTCCATTTCATTTAAACCTTCTTGCAAAACTCTTCTTGTGGATTCATATTTTGATGCTGCGACAGCCTCATCCATAAACATGGTAGTCGGTAACAATTGATCTACTCTTTGGTTTAAATATACGCTTGGCCTACCTGAATATTGATTTATAAATTTTTCTCTCACTCTTTCATTAAGCACTTTAATTTCTGTAACAGCTTCAGCAGTATCTTTTGCAGGCGTGCCAAATACTGGCCCTAATGCAACATTTATACCTTGTTGTAAAGCATCAACTGCACCAAACGCTTGTGGCGCTTTTTGCAATCTTTTAATGGAATCTGGTAATTGTACTTTTTCACTTTGTACTTCTTTTGTAAGTTGCTCTGTGGTTCTTCTTTGCAGACCTGGCTCTGTCCTTAATTCCATGACATCTTTAGGTGTAACACCAGCTAATACTAAATTTATCTCTTGGTCAGAAAATCCAGCACCTTTCAATCTTTGTATTTGTTGTTGTGATTGTAAACCTTGTTGCTTTATTTGTTGTCTTTGTAACGATCTCATAGCTACATCTCTACCACCTAAAGCATCACTAAGCATTGTTAACATTTCACCAATACCTTTATTTCTAGCTGAAATTTTTTGTTTATTATATAAATCTAACATTTCTGGTGTTGCTTGTTGTAACTCTGTAGCTGTTGGTTCTTGATAACCACCAACTTGCGCAAAAAAATTACCAGATTTTGTATATTGTGGCATCTGTCTTTGTTGCATGTTGTTTGTTGGCGTTTGATTAGGTTGCCCTAAAGGTGATTGCATAGGAGAAAGCAAGGGCTGTATCATAGATTTCATGTCTTGAGTTTCGCCAGTAACAATATCTTTAACAGGAGACATTCCCATCATACCTTTTGCAAGTTGTTGTGGTTGAGCCTCAAGCAAGCTTGTAGATGCGACTGGTAGAGCTGTAAAATCTGTAGGTAAATTTACGTCTCTAGCAATATTTCTTACTGCTTGTCTTTGTCTAGGAGAATCTGGTATATCGCCTTTAGCGTAATCTCTAAAAAGACCTAATAGATCACTAAGACCATATTGTGCTTGTATATCTCCTTTATTTCTTCTTGGATTTGCCATTTTATTCTTTCCACATTTTTTCGCTTAAAGGATTAAAAAATCCTCCACTAAATCCAGCACCAAGCAAGCCTGTTGCTCCACTTAATATTCCACCTAACCCTGGTGATGATTGTGTTGTTTGTGTTTGACCAATTAATGATGGCATACCACTAACACCTTGTCCCAATAATCCTAACTGGTATGCTGGATATTGTTGCTGTCTCATAAATTCACCAAAAGCAAAGTCTCTTTCGGCTTGTCCTAAACCTCTGCCGAGTTCTCCGAATCCAGCTAAAGTACCTAACGCTTGCTGTTGTCCACCTAGTAAACCACCTAGTAAACCAGCTTGTTGTTGTCTACCTCTCAGTTCTAATTCTGGTGCAAGCATAGCCAATTGTTGTTGTCTTGCTATATCAGACTCAGCTGCTCTTTGTGCTGATTCAAATCCTGATTGTCGTAAACCTGCAACTGTTCTTGCTTCTTGTTCTTGTAAAGGTCTCAATGCTTCTTGCTCGTATATAGTTCCTCTTGAGCCACCAAACGCGCCCGCACGCATTGCTACATCTTCTGCTTGTTGTCTTTGTAAATCTCTACGTCTAGCAAAGTCTTGTTCTGTTAGATCTATAACTTGTTGCTGATACGGTGATTGATATGCACCTATATCTACATCTAATAAAGATTGGACATCACCTAATTGTGGCGCTTGCTGACTAGCTAATTGTTGTAATTGTCCAGTAGGATCAAAACCAAAAGCAGTACCAAATAAGCCTTGTGCAGCTGCTTGGGCTTGCATCTCTTCAGGTGACATACCAGCTATTCTATCGCCAGTATACGCTTGGAATGGTATATCAGCAGCTTCTTGCGCTCTAGCTAAATAGTCTTGGTACGCTTGTTTCTGCCAATCTGGTAGCGTTGCTTCTTGTGTTGTTGTAGTTTTGCCTTTACTCATAAATCTTTTCTAATTAAATGTTCTGTTACAAATCCAAGATGTTTAAGCTTTCTTGTCCATCCTTTTCTGCCACCACCGTAGAGCCTTTTCACTCCACATTGCTTTGCATATTCTTCTATGTGTGGCAACATTGCCTCTAATTCTTTATAGTCACCACCACAAAAAAGTAAATTCATTGCGGTGTGCTGTGGAAATACTACAAACTCTGTTACAAATGCTGCATTGTTGCTAGCCCAAAGTAGGAATATTCCTTCTCTTATTTTATCTTCTATGTCATCAATTGTATAGGCATCTTGATGTTTAACCGCTTTTGCTATAAGAGGTTTAGTTCTTATCCATTCCTCTTGCCAGCTTTCTTTAATCGCCTTTTGCATATTCTACTAAGCTTACTACTATATTTAAATTTGGATGGTTAGCTTGTGCCTTTAATATTTCACCAGCTTTTAATACTAAGTCTCTGGTTAATAATTCATCTGTTGCGTGTGCGCTTATATTGTGTTGTTTATATATATGAAATACATCTGATCCAGAAGTTATAGATAAGTCTACATTTGTTTGTTGGTTGTCATGGTCGCATACCAAGATAGATTCTATTATTGCAAAATCAAACTCATCACCTGATGGTGCTGTGTATATAGTAGTTAAACTAGTAGTGTTTAGATCTACTTTTGCATTAGTAACCTGTTGTATGTATTGGCTTTTACTTTCTGGAGATATCATCTTCTACCTCTTGGTTTGCCATCTACTCGTATTTTACCAACTTGAAAATCTTGGGTTAGTGATCCTGTTACTTTCATAGATACTTGTCTTGCACTAAACCTTGCATCTGTATAACCGTCTGTATCAAAAGTAAAGTTACCAAAATCTGTTTCTGCACCAAGCGGTGTAAACCTACCTTTAAATCCTACTGTTATGCCTGGTAATGTTGCTGCTTCTTCATCTGGAATAATCTGATTAACTTGCACCACTCTATCGCCATTACCTATTTCTATAGGTGCGCTTTCACAAAATGGTACTTGTGTTCCTATACCTGGTGAATCAAATAAAACTCTCTTATCATGCTCATAGACATTACCGCTTGAATCACATGCTAATGGGTAATCAAATACACCTTGGTCTACCCAACAGCTTCTGTCCATTGATCCTATTGACCATACGTTATCTAGGTAATTCCAAATAACATATTTGTTTGGTGTTGATTGATAGTCATCGCCAACTGGGAAAAACCACCATATTTCATTAAAGTCTATATTGTGTGTGCCAAAAGTATTTTCTTGATTTTCAACTCTTATGTTATCAAAAATATAATCATGCACATCTGACTTAAGTTCTCTTAGCTTTCCATCAAATGTAAAGAATGAGTTTTCACCTATCCAAGATAAAAATCCACCAGATGATGCTATTGCTCTTGGGCTGATAGCTTTACAGTTTACACCAGCATCTTGTATACCATATACAAAAGGTGAGCCTACATAATAAAGCCTATTAATACCAACATCTGTAAATATAATAATATCATTCTGCCACTTAAATGAGTATAAAGCTCTACCGACTGTTGGTATTTGCAGATCACAAGCTGTATTTATAGCA